ACTAAAACAAGAACTTGAAGATCTTGAAAACAAACGTCGCTGGGCAGAAATATTTGAATCACGTCACAACAATGTGGCACTGAATGAATTGTGCAACAAAGTCGAAGTGCTGTACGAACTAAGCAAAAAGAACTCATGAGATTTGTAGTACAAACTTTCTTTGACATAACTGCTACAGGAGTTACTGGACATTATAAACCTGCTCGTGTTCCGTTCCGCGATCATGCAGGCAATGTAATAACCGACGAGTTGGACTGGGGTCGTGCTAGAAATCAACAGCGCAACTGGGAAACACTCACACAAATACTGGGACTACGTACACAGTTGTTCCGCATACAAGAACCCATGGTGGACCGATTAAATCGTGCTTGGATGTTTGAATTTGAAACAGAAACTGATAACATTTACGGAACTGATGATGATTTAACCGCTGTGCTACGTGCAGATGCAGAAGGTGTGCCCATGTTGTTAGGTCTAGACAATAGACCTGAAATGTCTTCTGTGTTGGTTACGCACGGCCACCAACAGAACATATGGTTCGCTCCGATCGCCATAAATAATGCATTGGAGACCCAACATGGTTGATACCACTGCTATTGAGAAAAAAAGTCTAGAAGCACACGTAGAACTGTGTGCGGAACGTTATAGTCAATTAGAACTGCGTTTAGATAACGTAGACTCTAAAATTGCCAGCTTGGAACAGATGGTTGCACAGATACGTGATATGGTCAGAGACATGGCTGCCAAACGTAACGATCAACTGATTTCGTGGGGTCTGGGCACAATGGGAACAATGGCCGGCGTCATTGGCTGGCTGCTTGTAACTTATGTTTTTAAATGAAAATAGATAAAGAAATTTCCCGAGAACTACTTAAAGAATTCCCCACTCTAGAACACAACAGTATCTGGAAAAATTCCGATGGCGATTACACAGTGTTTGGTCGATACAGCATTGTGAAAGAAAGTCTGGGTTATAGAGTACACTGTGCGTTGACTGATGTTGGTGTTTTTCACACTACTAAATCAGCATTGAGCTGGTGTATTGCCGACAAGTTCAAGCAGTACAATGTAGCCCGCGAACTAATGCAACTAGACAACAATTTACACCATTTGACTGTGGATATCAGTACCAGAGCTGCCATTGGCGACCGTACTAAAAATGCCGATCAACGTGAAATCATTCTGACCAAGTTAGAAAACAAGATTTTAAAGAAAAAAGAAATAGAAAATAGATTAGCCAAATGTGTGAATTGGGCTAAATATTATCAACAACGAGGATTCGATAATGAAACTGCAAGAATTGGCCGTGCTGCCGCAAACAAAACAAGTCGCTAAAGTATTTGAAAGTTACTTTGGTAAAAGCATTACCTTTGAATCAATTTCAAAGCGTCAAGCACATGCTATGTTAGGCCGGGTGCGTGGCTTACTGGGTGAGCATCGACGCACACCTGCATTCCATAAGAGCGAACAGGATTCGGCATACTTAAAACTAGTAATGCTTGAACAAGTTTTAACTAAAAAACTCAAAGAAGAAATTCCGCCAGCCGCAGGTGCCGACGCATTGGGACAACCGGATCCTGTTAAAACAAAACAGGCTATAAGTAAAATTTCTGATCCTAAACTCAAAGCCGCAATGACCAAGAGTGCTGCCGGTCAAACACTGTCACCAGACGAACAAAAGATGGTACAAGGCGCTGCCTTGTCTGCCGCAATGGCAGCTGAAAGTCGTCGTAAAACAGGACGTCGCTTGGCCGAGAGCGAAGTACAACAAGCACAGGTTATCTTGGCCAGTCAAGACATGGTTGATCAAGTTCAGCGCATGATTGAACAAGTTACTTCTATACAGTTCAAAGATTTGCCAGCCCTGGTTGATCAGATCCGTAATGAAATTGGCTACGACCAAGCTACAAAATTCAACGCTGATGCCACAGCCGCCTTGGGCGGAATGGTACAGAACCTACAGCAATCCAAGATTCAATTAGAAACTGCTATGGGCACAGTGACAGGTCAAGCACCTGTGGTCCCGGGCGAAGTGGCTCCTGACGTTGGTGCAGAAATGCCGCCAATGGATGCCGGTGCCGAGATGCCTCCAGAGCCGGGCGCAGAATTAGATGCACTGGCTGCTGATGCCGAAGCAGATCTTGAAGAGCCTGTTAAAACTGGCCTAGGTCGCGAGCGCAGATAATGCGTCTGCGTGAGTTTGACGAGTCTGCCAACAGTGCCCTTAAACTAGCAGCACTGAGTCAGTTTCTCAGCGACAGAGCCGAGGACGAAGCTGCCTCAAAACAAATTAGCCAAGCAGCATTCGTTGACTTGGCACAGTCAATGGGCGTTAACGTAACTGAACAGAACCTAGGTGACATGATCAGCCGTGAACCATTGAGCAACTTGCTCGAACCACTGGAACCAAATTCAGGTATAGTTAGATTCAAAGGCAACACCGAAGCCACCACTGGCATGAGCGTTGATCAAGCACGTGAAGTAGTTGACAGCAATGCCAAAGCGGCCATGAAGCGTCGCCAATAAAACATCCACTGCCGTCACTGGCATTAAATATCGCTACATGACACAAAAAATTTTGATTGACAAGTTAGAATTCTACATCACCAACGTGTGTAACCTAACCTGCAACGGCTGTAACCGATATAACAATTATAAGTTCAGCGGCTGGCAAAGTTGGGCAGACGCAGAACCTGTCCTTACACGCTGGGCAGAAAAAATAGACATACGACATCCTGTAATACTCGGCGGAGAGCCCTTGCTTAATCCTGACATTGTTAAATGGATTAACGGTATTAGGCGATTGTGGCCTGTGCATTCAGGAGTTCAAGTGCAAAGCAACGGAACACGTATTGACTGCGTTAAAGGTTTAGATGAGGCTCTTAATCCTGGAGAAGGAAACTGGTTGGGAATTAGCATACACAATCCTGATGACCGAGAAGAAATATTCGCTCGTGTGCGAAACTTCTTAGGTCCAACAGTGGTTGAAACTCAACGCAAAGATGATCCAATTGGCAGTGACTATCAATTCATCAATGATAAGAAATTAAAAATCCACGCCTGGATGAGTAATAAGTTTGTGCAGAGTAATATCATTGAACGCCCAGACGGCAAGTACACACTGTATCAGAGTGACCCTGCTCGAGCACACGAAAACTGCACCTTCCGTAGATTCAAAAACTACCACATGATCAATGGCAAAATCTACAAGTGCGGTCCGGCCGCTCTGATGCCAGAATTTGACGACCAATACCATTTTGAAATAAGCAATGAAGACCGTGCTGTGTTACACAGCTACAAACCGTTGACCATTGATGAGTTTGATGCACGTGGCAAAGAATTTATTGACACGATTGACAACCAAATTGATCAATGCAAATTCTGCCCAGAATCATACGAATATAAACCAATTACCTTCAGTGATCGTAAAAAGCCCTGGATAAAAGAACCAAAATGATAGTAAATACATGCAGAATGTAGTATAATACATTTTGTGTATGCAAGGAATGTAGATATGAAACAAATTATTTTGGTCGTACTAATGACAATCACCACAGCCGCTGTTGCGCAACACGGTCATTTCCGTCACGGTCATCATCATGGGGGCCACTGGCAACGTGGCTACAGCGGCAACTGGGTTTGGATGGTTCCTGCAATTATCGGAGGTGCAATTGTGTATGAAGCATCACGACAGCCGCCTCCACAGACCGTAATTATTCAACAGCAATTGCCTGTTGACACAAATTGTAGCCCATGGATTGAAACACAAAATCCAGACGGCACAATAACCAGAACAAGAACTTGCACAAAGTAATTGTAAATTAGTAAATTAAAACAGAAAGTAGTAGCAGTATATGGCATTAGGTAAAGTAAAGTGGTTTAATGAAACCAAAGGTTTTGGGTTTATTACTCCAGACGAAGGTGGCGAAGAATTGTTTGCGCACTATTCAGCAATTCAGACGCAAGGCTTCAAAGTCCTCAAAGAAAATCAACGTGTGACATACGATGTGGTTCAAGGACAAAAAGGCCTGCAGGCATCTAACATTAAACCAGGGTAAACACACATGGCATACTCCAGCAAGGTAGTTGATCACTATGAAAATCCCCGGAATGTCGGATCTTTTGACAAGACTGATACTGATGTTGGTACTGGTATGGTTGGCGCACCTGCTTGCGGGGATGTCATGAAATTGCAAATAAAGGTCGATAATGATACAGGTATTATTACAGATGCACGTTTTAAAACGTATGGCTGCGGATCGGCTATTGCGAGTTCGAGCCTTATTACAGAGTGGGTCAAAGGCATGCACATCGACCAAGCAGGAGCAATCAAAAACTCCGACATCGCTGAAGAATTGGCCTTACCCCCCGTGAAGATCCATTGTAGCATTCTAGCCGAAGACGCAATCAAAGCGGCTGTGGACGACTATCGTAAGAAGCATGATCTCGTTAACTGATGCTGCCGCTCGAAAAATACAACAAACAATAACTCGGCGTGGGCACGGTGAAGGAATAAGATTAGGTGTTAGAACCACTGGGTGTTCTGGACTTGCTTATGTCTTAGAATATGTGGATACGCCGCAAACAACAGATCAATGTTTTGACTGTACTGGCTGCCGAGTGTTTGTTGATCCCAAGTCCGGTGCTTACTTACAAGGTGTAACAGTTGACTATGTTCGCCAAGGGCTCAATGAAGGTTTTGAATTTCGCAATCCAAATGAACGTGATCGGTGTGGATGTGGCGAAAGTTTCCGTATTTAAAAGCCTCTAGCCTGATATTTATGAATTATTATTTTGAACCTGCTCCATATCTTTTGTTAAATTTAAATCTAAAAACAGAATTGTCTAATTTAGATAGAAGCAAGTTAACAATTGCAGATGCAGCATTATATGACATAGATCCTGTGAGATTAAATAACATAGTAGAAAACAATTATTCTGATGAAAAACAATGTTTTTTTGATTTCTACGGTGATAACTTTACTAATCTAGCATCATGCACCACCTGGTGTCTGCCAGAGAAATTAGAAAAATTGTTACTCAGTGAGTATGAGTATTTTTTTAATTTAATCAACGAAGCTCCTGAAATACGATTACAAGCAATGACTGGTGTTCAATTGCCTGTGCATGTTGATCGTCATAGAACTGTAAGTATCATACTTCCATTGAAGAATCATTCAAATACCTGGACAAAATTTTATGATCACGATGTTGATGTTCTCCACTGGAACAAACACTATTCAACCAACAAGGATCAGTCTTGGCCCGAATGCAAAACACTCTGGGATTTTAAATTTCTTCCCGAGTTTGTAAAACAAGAATTGCTTGAAAATGCACACACTCATACACTGTTAACTGAAGGTATTCGTCATCAACGAATACCACCCTTAGTTAATCCAACTCAGATAACTGAAGTTTGCGAAGTTGAAATTGATAAATTTCCTTGTATACTCAATGTTGATAAATGCCATAGTGTTTACTGTCCTGACGCACCCACTGATGAGAATCCACGCTTGGCAGTATTTTTCAAGTGGCGAGAAACTAAATTTACTCAAGTGTTAGATGCTTATAATCAATTTGTTAAATTTAAAATTAATCAAAATTAAAATTCTAAACTGTTTGATCTACTGTCAGACGCCTATAAACATATATAACTCTCATTTGCAACATGTACAATCCAAAATTTAATTACACACCAGTGCCGCGTGTAGAAGTAAACGGCAAACGTTTCTATGCCACACCCGACGGCAACAAGTTACCCAGTGTAACAACCATCCTTGACAAAACCAAGCCAGAAGAAAAGAAGTTAATTCTCGAACAATGGCGCCGTCGTGTTGGCTATGAAAAAGCACAGCAGATCACCACAGAGGCTGCCAACCGTGGCACACGTATGCACACTTATTTAGAACACTATGTAAAAAATGGTGAGCTTAAAGATCGTGGCACTAATCCATTTGGCTGGGCCAGTCATGCCATGGCACAAGTGGTAATTGACCAGGGAATCACCGACCGTGTGAATGAGTTCTGGGGCTATGAAGTTCCGTTGTATTTTTCCCGGGTATATGCAGGCACAACAGATGCTGCCGGTGTACACCTAAACGAAGAAGCTATCCTAGACTATAAACAAACCAACAAGCCTAAAAAGCGCGAATGGATTGACGATTATTTTTTACAACTCTGCGCCTATGCAGAAGCACACAATGAACTGCACGGAACTAATATTCGTAAGGGCGTTATTTTAATGTGCGTTAAGCCCACCACAGATGACATGGGCAACGTGCTTACTGAACCTGAATACCAGGAATTTGTGTTAGAAGGCGACGAGTTTGAAAAATATCGTGGACTTTGGTGGAAACGTGTAGAGCAATATTATATGCTAAATAGTTAATCACAGAGGACAACTAAATTGGCTATTGTACAAATTTCGCGAATTACCCAGCGTAAAGGGTTACAGGAAAATCTACCACAACTGGCAGGCGCTGAATTCGGTTGGAGTATCGACGAACGCAGACTGTATATTGGTAACGGCACACTGGAAGACGGTGCTCCGGTCATTGGCAACACTGAAATACTGACAGAATTTTCTGAAATTATTCCACTGGTACAGGACTATACCTACAGCGGCGAAGAAGCCACTGGATACACAGTACAGACTGGTCCAAGCCCAGGAACTCCAGTGCAACTATCTCTCCAGAATTGGATGGATCAGTTTGCCACTGTGAAAGACTTTGGTGCAATGGGCGACGGCATCACAGATGACACTGCGGCCATTAACCGCGCACTTTATCAACTGTATTGTCGTGAAGTAAATCCTGCAATTCGTAGAAGTTTATTCTTCCCGGCTGGTGTGTATCTTGTCACTGGC